GCTCTCAGCCGATGTGCTGACCGATGAGAAACTTGCCCGCATCGATCGCACGCTGGACCAGGCAAAGGCCCGCATCGACCAGCTCGCCCTCAAATCGCGCCGTCCCACCCTTGGGGAAGCCAGGGCCGACATGACAGATCCTGCCATCCGCGAACACAAGGCGGCGTTCGAGGCCTACATGCGGACCGGCGATGCGCAGGGCTTGAAGCAGCTTGAAGAGAAGGCCCTTTCCTCAGGCTCGGGTCCGGACGGCGGCTTCCTCGTTCCCGTCCCGCAGGAGCGTGAACTGCTCCGCCGCATGGCGTTGATCTCACCGGTGCGGGCGCTTGCCACGGTTCGGGAGATTTCCGGAAATCAGCTCAAGAAGGCGTTCTCGACCACGGGCCCTGCTTCGGGCTGGGCAAACGAGACCGCGGCGCGTCCACAGACCAACAGTCAGGTCCTGGCGGATCTTACGTTCCCGGCCATGGAACTCTACGCCATGCCCTCGGCAACCCAGACCCTGCTTGACGATGGTGCGATCAATATCGAGGAATGGATCGCCGACGAGATCGAAACCGTCTTCGCCGAACGGGAAGGGCAGGCGTTCATCGCCGGTGACGGCATCGACAAGCCGAAGGGCATCATCGCCTACACCAACATCGCCCAGTCGAGCTGGACGTGGGGTAACGTAGGCTATCTCGCAACCGGCGTCTCAGCCGGTTTTCCAGCGACGACACCTTCCGATATTCTGATTGATCTCGCCTATTCAGTGAAAGCGCCTTATCGACAGAATGGCACCTTCATCATGAGCCGTTCGACCCAGGCAGCGGTCAGAAAGTTCAAGGACAGCCAGGGCAATTACCTCTGGCAGCCACCGATATCGCTGGGACAGACTGCCACGTTCATGAACTTTCCGATCGTCGAATCGGAAGATATGCCGAACATCACGGCCAACAGCTTCTCGGTGGCGTTCGGTGACTTCAAGCGGGCTTACCTTGTGGTCGACCGCATGGGGATCCGCGTCCTGCGCGACCCGTTCACGGCGAAACCCTATGTCCTGTTCTATACCACCAAGCGCGTGGGTGGCGGGGTGCAGGACTTCGATGCGTTCAAGCTCCTGAAGTTCGGCATCTCCTAACCCCTTCGGACGTCAATTCTTCCACTGGGCCATCGTCTTGTCGATCCAGGTGCGCTGCGGCGCAATCCGAACGGCTTGGGCGATGGCCCCGCACTGGCGGCCATCGCCACCTTCCTTGCCGTAGACGACGCCTGTCAGCGTCAGGCCAAAGAGGCCGTCGCTGAAGACTGGCCCCCCGGAATCGCCCTTGCAGATGGCGATGCCGCCACCGGAAAGGCCTAGCCGAAAGAAGCGAGGATAGTAGCGCGGCAGAACCGTGACGGATGCTGATCGCAAGGTGCCCGCACTGCTGTCATCGCCCTCACGTGCGATGCCGAAGCCGGCAATCGTCTGCCGTGAACCCACGCCATCATCGTTGACATTATCGTCAAGTGCGACAGGGACAAACCGCGCGGGCAACGGAAGCTTCAGCCGAACGAGGGCGATATCGATGGAGACACGCGCTCCGGCGCGAAACTCGGGATGGCGGGCAACTTGCCTGACTTCTTGCAGCGTCGGGCTCCCGCCAACCTCCCTGTAGGCCACTGCATATTGGCCTGAACCCGATACGCAATGCCCCGCCGTGATGATGATCGTCGGAGCAACAACGGTTCCACTGCAAACGCTGCCGCGGTTCCCCAGAACCATCACGACACGGTTTTCAAGGCGCCCTGCGTCTGAAGCCGCGTCACCCCCAAGGGCAAGCACTGCTGTCGCTACGAGGCAGAGGATGCCCGCCAGACCATTCCGCCAATGCGTCGGTTTCATCTTCAAATCGCACGCATCGCAATCATTCACTCCCGGATCGCCGTCATGTGCGGCGGAGGCAACTCATGCGCCGATATATTGTCAATCCTCCCGCAGTGGAACCCCTGACCCTCACGGAGACCAAACGCTGGCTACGGGTAGACCACGCCGACGATGACACCTTGATCACCGGATTAATCAAATCTGCGCGAGAGCGTATCGAAGGCAGGACCGGCCGCGCGATCATGGCTCAGACGTGGCGGATCGTGCTCGACAGGTGGCCTGGCGAGGCACGGGTGCCACTGCCTGTCCTGCCGGTTCTATCGGTTTCGGCAGTGCGCGTTCTGGACGCTGCGGGGACACCTGCGGTGCTGGCTTCCACGCTTTACGCGATCGAACCGGGGAGCGAACCGCCAGTTCTAGCGGTGAAAAGTCCTCCCAATCCGGGGCGCGTCCGAGGTGGCATCGAGATCGATGCTGTGGCTGGCTATGGCATTGCTGCTGCCGATTGCCCGGAGCCCCTGCGGCTGGCACTGCGCCATCTTGTCACCGAGGCTTACGCTGCGCGCGGGCCCTTGGCTGCAGGGGAGGCCGTTGCCCCAACGGGCTTCGATGTCGATGCGCTGATCATGCCATACCGGCAACTCAAGCTCGGCAGGGTATTCATGGAGAGCATGCCATGACATCGCCGGCAGCCGCGCTGAAGGAGGCGATCCGTTCACGGCTCGCGGCGGATGCGGGGGTGCTCGCCCTGCTGCGGGAGGCGAAGGTCTTTCTCGATCCACCCCGCAACACCGCGTTTCCGCACATTGCGTTCACAGAGAGCAGCCAGCGCGACAATGGCACGTCATCCGAGGATGGCCATATCACAGAGTTCGCATTGGCAATCTGGAGCCGCGGCTATGGCAGCGGAGAAGGCCTCGCAATCGCCGACGCTGTGGCTGCGTCGCTCTCGTCCGGTGTTTTGACCACTGCGGGACATCGGGTGGTGAATCTTGTTGTCCAGAGCATCCAGCCGCAACCGCAGAGAGACACCGAAACATGGCGGACGACGGTGCGGTTGCGCATCGTGACGGAAGTTCTCTGATCCCACCGCCAAACGAGAGGAAAATCCCATGGCAGCTCAACGCGGCAAAGACATGCTGTTGAAGGTGCGTGACGATACAAGTGCCTTCATCACTGTCGCGGGTTTGCGCTCGCGGCGCATCTCGTTCGACGCCGAGGCGGTCGACATCACCCATGCTGAAAGCGCCGGAAGGTGGCGTGAGTTGCTGTCCGGTGCGGGTGTCAAGAAGGCGACTGTAACCGGCAGCGGCGTGTTCAAGGATGGCGCCACCGACCTTCTAGCGCGTCAGACATTTTTTGATGGTTTGATCCGCGACTGGCGCGTCATCATTCCCGATTTCGGGACGATCGAAGGGCCTTTTCAAATCAGTGGCCTTGATTACCGCGGCGAGCATCAGGGCGAGGTTACCTTCGACATGACACTGGAAAGTGCGGGCGCGCTGACCTTCACGGCCATCTGAGCAGACCCCGATCTTCTTTCAACCAACAGATGGAGGAATGCATGGCAAATCCCTATCGAGGCGATGTCTCCTTCGAATACGAGGGGGAAATGCATGCGCTCCGGCTCACGCTCGGCGCTCTGGCGCATCTGGAAGATGCGCTCGGCGCAGACGGCTTGCAGACGCTGGGCCGGAGGCTGGGTGAAGGCCGCATGTCCGCCCGCGACATCTGCATGGTTCTCTCAGCGGGCTTTATGGGGTCAGGCAAACCAGTGCCGGCTGAAGTGCTCGGCATTTCCATTCATGCATCGGAACTGGAGCGGGCGGCCGTTGCCGCCGCTACGCTTCTGGCCGTCACCTTTGGCGAAGGGAAAGCCTCCCGCCCTTCGCCGCCGCAGGCGGCCTGACCAGAGCCCGTAGCGCTGAACCGGAACCCTTTCCATGGGATGCGGCGATGCGTTTCGGGCTCGGCCGCCTGCGGCTCTCTCCTGATCACTTCTGGTCTTTGACGCCGGCGGAGCTTGCAGCCGCCGCGCGTGCCTTCGCACCGCCCGAACAAACGCCAATGGATCGCATTGCGCTGTTCGACCTGCTGCAACGTTTCCCTGACGGCAAGGACGATACCCATGGATGAGACGACCGCCAGCGCAAGCGACAGCGCCGAAGCTTTCCTGCGGCTCGACCGTATCGCCCGACAGGCCGGAGCTTCCATCACCGCCGCGCTCAAGGCCGGGCAAGTCGAGGGGCGTCAGCTTGATGACGTGTTGCGATCTGTCGGCCAGCGGCTGGCGGAAGCCGGGCTCCAGGCGGCTGGCCGCAGCATTGGTGTCGCGCTCGCTTCAACGCTTGGTTCCACGCTTTCCAGCGGACTGTCCGGCAACGCCAACTCCGGCGGCCTCGCAACCCCTGCGATTCTCGCCGGCTTCGGTGAGGCGTCCACCGTCACGGGATCTGGCGGTGGCGCGCTTGCGAATGCAGAGCCCGGTGGTGCCATTACAATCGCGATGACGGTCAACACACCGGATGCCGAGAGCTTTCGGCGATCAGAAGCCCAGATCTCGGCCGCCCTCGCACGGGCCGTGCAGCGTGGGCAACGGGGGCTCTAACGGGGAAGGAACGAAACCATGCAGGCCTTTCACGAAATCCGATTTCCCGTGGAGATCGGCATCACGAGCCGTGGCGGACCGGAACGGCGCACCGACATTGTCAGCCTTGGATCCGGCCGGGAAGAACGCAACGCTCGGTGGATCCACGCAAGGCGCCGTTACGATGCAGGGGCAGGGGTTAAGTCCATGGCCGCGCTATCGCAGGTGGTGGCCTTCTTCGAGGAGCGCCGAGGCCGTCTGCACGGCTTTCGCTTCAAGGATCGGCTGGATTTCCGATCATCGCTCAGCGGCGCGCCGCCCCAGATGACCGATCAGGTTATCGGAACTGGAACGGGCTCGCAGGCCTCGTTCAGCCTTGTGAAAACCTACGGCGGGAGCTTTTCGCCCTACCAGCGTACAATCTGCAAGCCTGTCGCTGGCAGCGTGATGGTTGCGGTTGGTGGCCAGGCGAAGACGGCAGGTACCCATTATACGGTCGATACGACAACCGGCGTTGTCACGTTCGTTGGCGGGCAGATCCCCGCGAATGGTGTCCCGGTAACGGCAGGTTACGAGTTCGACGTGCCGGTTCGCTTCGATACCGACCGCCTCGAGATTGACATGGCGTCGTTCTCCGCCGGCGAAATCCTCACGATCCCGCTGATCGAGATTGTTCCCTGAACAGGTGCTCCCATGCGTTTAATTCCAGGCCCTCTTGCGGCTGAACTGGCCTCCGGTGCCACAACGCTTTGCCGATGCTGGAAGGCAATCCGAAGTGATACGAGCCAGTTCGGTTTTACCGATCATGATCGGGACCTGACCTTTGATTCGGTCACCTTTCGTGCAGCAACGGGACTCGAGGCATCCGAAGCGGAAGCTCTGCTTGGTCTTGCTGTGGGCGGTAGCGAGGTCAGCGGGGCCCTCTCGGCGGAAGCCCTGACCGACAAAGATATCGAAGCTGGCCTGTGGGACGGCGCTACCGTCGAAACGTGGCTTGTTGACTGGCGCGATGTCACCCGCAGGATGCTTCTGGACGCCGGACAGATTGGCGAAATCCGCCGCCAGGGCGAAGCTTTCACCGCGGAAGTCAGGAGCCTTGCGCAAGGCCTCGATCAGGATCAGGGACGCCGTTACAGCGCGCTCTGCGATGCGGAGCTTGGCGATCCCCGCTGTGGCGTTTTGCTGACCAATCCCTCCAACCGGCTCGCGACGGTGGTGGCTGCTGCTCCCGATCCGACAACGCTTTCAATTCCCGCTGCGACCGGCTTCGCTGCGGGGTCGTTTACCGGCGGTCGGGTGAGGTTCTCGAGTGGCGCGAATGCTGGATTGGACGCAGCCATCATGGGGCACACCAGGTTGGGAAGTCTCGATGTGGTCACGCTCTGGTCAGCCTTGCGCATGCCCGCAGCTTCCGGGGATGCGATTGTGCTCACGGTCGGGTGTGACAAACGGTTCTCGACCTGCCGCGATCGGTTTGCCAACGCGTCGAATTTTCGCGGTTTTCCGCACATTCCCGGCAACGATTATCTCGTCGGTTACGTACGGCAAGGCGAGCCCGGCCA